GTCCACCAAGTCAACACAATCAGCGACAGTGTTTTTCCAGCAACCGTCATAACTACAACACGGCAATGCCCCATTTACTGACAGATAGCGATGGTCTGGATAGTATTCCCATCGTGCAGCTTCTCGTCCCAGTGCCACTACTACACAGGGTTTCCTTAACGCTGCTGCAATGTGCATCGGGAAACTCACAGGTGTAATCACAATATCTGCATTATAAATCACGCTAAAGAGGTCGCGGACATTATTGGTTCTTCCGAGCAAGTCCACTACGCCTGTAAGATTCGGATGCATATGTCCAGGTGACTGAAGCCCAATCTGAACACATTTAATGCCTAGCTTTTCCAGCAAATCAACGACTTCTTGGTAGAAGAAGTATCTCTTCAGCGAATAGTCATTCTTGCAACCCGCATCCAAGACGATATAATCACCATCCCAGCCAGATATTTCTTCTACCAATGAACGCCGCTTCTCGGCCTCGCTCAGAAATAGATCGGGCTGTATGCCACTCTGGGGAATAGGTTTGCCTATCTGCTCAGCCAAAAACAGTCGGTAGCCATCGGAAAAGTGCCGACCGCTTTGTCCACTAAGATGAATTTCAGGATACTGCATATCTATGATTGTCACATCTGGCGCGTTTTCATCCAAGGGTGTAATATATGGTGAGTTCTCATAGATATTGGTGCAGGGGCTTCGCACATCAGTTAAATACTCGCCAGGATAGGCTTGGTGCAGAGCACGAATCGCTGAAGACATAACGAGAATATCACCAGGAGACTGACGATTTTGGAGAATAAGCTTAGTCGGCGAACCCGCCGTTGCGGTGATGTTAGGCTGTTGAGTGTGTAACGCTGGTTTTATGACGAGTTCGCCGACATTCTCAGTATCCGCTGCTTTGGGAGACATCACCTCCAGTGTTGGAATATTGGGCACTGCGTTAAACAAATGCCCCTCAATTTTCTTCTTTCGCCACAACGTCGCTGGATGTGCGTGTTCCCCCGTAGTCATATGACGAACAGTATCATTCATCAGTTCTTCAGGAATTGCAGGCCCCACATAATCAAAGAACCGCGAAACCTCAGCTATGAGGTCTACACCAAGAAAGCGGTCATCAAAGAAACCACCACCGTCAAAACGAACTGCCATTCGGTTAAGGCTAGAGCAATAGAAGAGTAGGCCATCATCTACAAGATGTGTCCAAATGCGCTGAAGTGCATCACGAATTTCGATTGCAGGCATGTGTTGAAGACAGTAGACCAAATAGCAGAGATCAATCGGTGAATGTAACTCTTCGGGCAATAATGCCTCAAAGCTCTCCGTACCTACATACTGTTTTGCTTCCGCTAACATCTCAGGCGAATTATCAACACCAATAATGTCTATATGATAATTGGGCAAAAAGGGATCGTCGCCAAAGACTAATGCTATAATCTCTTTTGCTAGTCTGCCAGGGCCACAACCATAATCGAGCAGAGTGCTACCAGCCTTATCTTTGTCTAGATGGCTAAGGATGGCTCTCGCAAAGACTGGCGTCTCTTCATCCCATCGCTGCTGCATACTCAGACCTTTACAGTCGCCTACTGACATATGCTTCGCTTGCTCAAGGTTAGTCGGTTTGAATAGTGAGTGATCCATATCTGTTCTTTATCCTTTCGTTTAATACAGCCATTAGCAGTTCGTCCAAAGCGTTCTCGTTCTCAAATGGCCCGTGTGCGTGAACCTGACCATCGCTGGTCTTTACCACAATTAAGTGCTCTACCACCTCACCAGTAATTGGCAGAATATGTGGACTTGTGCAAAAAGGACATTTCATCGCTGATCCTATCTTACCCATTCATACCTTTCATTAAACATCTTAGCTGCTTGAAGATGATGACGACGAGCTACTTTCACTGGATGAACTGCTACTCGACGAACTACTGCTCGATGAATAGCTACTTGACGATGACGAAGAGCTAAACATTTCGTAATTGGACATCCGCCGCACTCGCACCCAATCAAACTCTACAGTCACTTGTGTTGGTGCATGAGAACTGCTGCTGCTACTTGATGAGCTGCTACTAGACGAACTGCTGCTTGAGGAAAATGACGAACTAGAACTAGAACTTTCTGATGAGCTTGAGCTACTGCTACTGAATGAAGAGCTACTAGACGAGCTGCTGCTCGAACTAGAACTGCTACTTGTGCTACTGGAAGAAGATAATGAACTGCTGCTGCTCGACGAAAAGCTACTACTACTAGATGAAGAAGAACTTTCGCTACTTGACGAACTGCTACTACTTAACGACAATGAACTTGATGATGAGGAACTGCTGGATTGACTACTAGACGATGAGCTAAGACTAGAAGATGAAGAGCTGCTTGACGATAAGCTACTAGACGAACTGCTACTGCTTGACGATGAAAAAGATTGACTACTCGAACTAGAGCTACTTGAGGAAGAAGAACTCCATTCTGTTACTGTTGGTGCATCGGCACTGCCAGTCCCACAGGCCCAAGCATTATCGTCAGGTGCATCGCCTGGATTACCAGTAGCATAGTAGGCACAAGTGGTGGGAATCTTCGAGCCGCAGCTAACCGAATCGAGCACCCAAGCGTGGTACGTTCCGTCGTCCCAGTACATGTAATGGGTATCGTCCAATTTGTAGTTGGGCTGTCCATTACATGTACCGAATGCAACATAGGTGCCATTCCATTCGCCATCCCCAGCACCAGAAACTATGTAATTAGCCATCGGTTATTCCCTTATGAAAAGTCTGCATAAGTCCCGAAACTTACTTTGCGTAAGGCACTCGCTCTTGCATAACTTCCCGTTTGTTGCAACTGACCATCAACATATAGCCTTGAGTCAACTCCCTGAGCTTCAAATCTCACCTGTCGCCACTGCGTCATATCAATTGCTACATCTGGCTGTCCATCAATATTTACACCATCCTCGCGTATCCAGGCAATAAACTGATAAGTCCCATCAAAAACACACAGTGCTGCACCTTGCCCTTCGTGTCCCGTGCTGTCAATAATTCGCATTCGGCTTTCAATAACTGTTCCCACATAATTATCTAATGTCGCAACCTCAGCAGCTATCTCGTAAAACAAATACCCCGCAGCACCAATATTATCAATTATCATAAAGATGCCTGAGGTTGGCCCATGCGTAATGTCGCCTACCAAAAGCTCGGTCCAAGCAGGAGTATCTATGTCGGGCTGCACATTGCCTTCGTACCAGACAACCCAAATATCTGCCGCAGGCATTACACCACTATAGACCAAGTTATCATCACGATCATAGCTATCGGGCCGAGGATTCGCCCAAATCCACCAGGGGGACAAATCCGCCAATTGGACTTCTGGGATTTCTCCGCCGCTAGCTGCTTCTGAATCTAAGTTAGTATCATCAGGATATCGCCTCATGATTATGCACTCGAACTACTGCTGCTACTTGACCCAGCATAAATGTCCCCAGCAGTTATCATGTGTCGTGCCAAGATTTCACTTCTGCCTCTGCGCACATCGTGCTGAATATTTTGGACTCTGAATATTTTGCCATTAGCTTCTAGCGCTTTGCCACCCTCAATCTTTATAACATAGCCTGGCTTTATTGAAGTATGCATCGGAATTGTAAGCTGAACGGTAAAAGGCCAAGCACCTAGTTCATGAGCAAGTTCAATCAACCGAAGATTTACCGCATCCTGCGTCTGCAAATTGCGATCTGTTACTACGCGACTAACAGGAAAACCAATATATTTATCTCCCAAACTTCCATCAGGTTGCTCATATAATGCGTCATCATCCCGCCAATATGCACTCAGGGGTCGTCCATCTAATGCTTGGCCTATAACCGTAATCCGATTAGCATACTGGCTACGCCGCAAAAGTTGAATCTCACCAACTAAATCCTCGGAAAAGTTCAAGTTAGCTTTATTAGAGGCATCTACTTGCCCCGCAATAATGGTATAATCAATCCCATCTGTGCGACCTGTCCTTCCCTGAACTCGTGTAATATCTGCTGCTCGGCAGCCCGTTGAATTCCATCCATTGTCTTGATGAGAATACCAGTCAAAAGCCGATCGCTTCGTGCGACAGTATTTACAGCCTGTCTTTATTTTATTATCACTTCCATCGTACCAAATTGCAGCACCGCGTCCCCCCTTCTCTGCCAAATCCGTCAATATCTGGACAATAGGTGTTCCAGCCTTCCATGTCCACAAAGGATTACTGGGGTCTTGGCCTCCATAAAGAGTTAGTCCCAAATCCTCTATGTCGTACCAGTCAGAACCAACGCCATACAGATTTAATAGAAACTCAATTGCTTCAGCAGGATTCCACCCCACAAAGCATAATCGGCCTCTATCCCACTCAGATAACGCTAACATTCCCATAATATCAGTTAGATCAAAACTGCCCAGTGTAGCATCGCGGCGCGGCACAACAATCCAATACTGTCCCAAATCAGTAGTGATCTCAGTACCATTACTATAACTCCAACCTGCTACTACTTTAACCAAACTACCAGGTTTCAAATCAGCAGTAGGCGACTCCTCCGCTTCTACTGCTTCCTCGTCTAACGACAATCGGTTATCCACTACAATGTTGTAAGTCTGTGCTGTGCTCGTGCCAAGTTCTGAGGAAAGCGAAAGTTCATAGGGAAGGTCTATGTCAGTGAAAACTGGCTCGCCATTGTCTGTAATATGGGGATGTTGCCAGACAGTTACTGCCTCAATAAATGGAGTAGTATAAGTGCGTACATCACCATCTCTAAGTGTTTGGGGGTATTGGCCGCGTGAAACTTCAATCTGATAATCTAAATAAGCAGAATAATCAGGCACTTGCCTAAAGACAATGTTCGCACCAACGCCCACCCCAGTGGGATGCATTGGGCCAATCAAGTCCGTCTTTGGCTGACCAAAAACCCGATAGCGCACATCGCTTTCTCTAATTGTCTCTACATAGAATGGAAAACGATAAACTGTCGCATTATGGAAAAGCAAGGGCGATAAACGAAGCACGGCTTGACCAGGCCAATTATGTACAACTATTGGGCCAACAGGGACAATTGGCTGTGTCCTATTGCTTACTACATAATAAGCAAAGCTGTCCTCAAAACTACTCTCGGTTACAGCTATAGCATTACCGATAACACCAATCTTGTAAGCATATCCCTCTCCAGCCATACGCCCTACATCAATCTTAGACAACTCTCCCTCAGTCCATTGCCGAGGAACCCACTCATCAAGCACTCCTAACCCACCAGCAATAGGCCACATCTTCTGATAATAGGGTGGCTTGGGAACAGTAGAAAGATTTTCGTAAAGCTGAGGCCGTCCTACTAATGGAATATGCAAACACCAACTATTGTTGCCCCAGATTATGTTAGTCCACTCTGCATCTGAATAATCTGTCGTTTTTAGCTCTGCTGCATCCTCCTCTGAAAGAGCTTGTCGCTTAACGCCTGCAAAGAAAAACACATTTGGGCAGGCTCCCACATAGGCATCTTCCCCTAGTTGATGCCCATTATACCGAACGTAAGATACTTGTGGATCATCACTTCCATCCACCGACAACTTTTGTATCATATCTACGCTAAGACCATCCTCACTCACCATCAAATCCCAGTTCTCTATGTCAGGAGAAAAGTCATAATCTTCCTCCACTTCGGCAACCGCCATATCTGGCAAAATAGGTCGCAGAATTATTCCCTTAAGATACTTGCGGTCTACTCTAATCGCCTCAGTAACCCAAGCATTGCCAAACTCAAGATAGGTTCCGCCCTCAATGAAAGAGAAAAGAGCTTCTTTGTTCTTTTCAACATCAACCATAGCATCGTACATAAACCAGCCGCCATCACCTTTTTTGATCTCATAACGGCGACGCTGGTCTTTAGCGATACTAAGTCGCCCAATGGGTTTTTTGTATTCAAGGCTCATACTGCGTGAACCCCTGCCTGGCTCCAAGTTTGCCCCACATCATCAGAAACATATTCCACAATGCTCGGCGCGGCTTCGCCATCTCCCCAGTCGGTAGTCCTTGGTGCCAAGGTCCTGACAAGCCAAGTATTCTTCTCGCGTATGATTGCGGGCCTTCCTGCGTCTGCTGGGCCAATTGTGGTAAGGGCTTGGCTTTCGGGTAAGGCTAAGCTGGAAACGCGGTAGGCGGCCACTGCGACGCGCCCAGAGGCACCCTCATACGCACCATCAACGTAACCAACTAACCACAACAACTTCTCGTCACAAAACAACGACGGATAGAGCAAACTCTTGATTGTATGCTTCAATTCCCACGACTGGCCGTGATTTTGGCTGAGATAGAGATTAGTATTATCATTGCACTGCACTGCGCAAGCTAATGACCATTGCAGCGGAAAGAAGGCAAGCGAAGCCGCTACTTCGTCGCTGTCGGCTATTTCTAAAGGGGCCTCCATTGCCGTGTGTTCACCGTGTCGTTGTCGTCGTAGTAGATACTGTTTGCCGTCTTTGTACGCGGAGATGTACAGCATCCCCAGGGCCTCTATGCCGTATGGACAGGAGTAGTCGGCCTCAAGCTCCTGTGCAGCTTGCCAATCGCCGTCAAGGGAATTGGCGAAGCGCGTCTGGATGTTGCCTTTGCCCTCAATGAGTTCGGTGCGGGATTTGGTGGTGAAAGGATTTGCCCAGATGGTGTTTTCTGAGTCTGGGACAGGGAAGCGTTCAGACCAAGTGCCGCGCTGGATTTTGTGCTGACCAGCGTCTGGCCCCGTAGTTAAGCCGCTGTCGGTAGCTAAGATGCTTCCAGAGAAATGTTGAGTTATACCCAAAACAGGAAAGCCTTCTTCATAGGTAGCGATTATGGTCTTGTCGGCATCGAGCAGGAACTCTTGTGTCTTAGCACTACGCTCATCCCCACCTCCGAAGTCCCAGTAGAGCCAGCGGTAGCCAGAAGGATTGGCGGCAGGAGCAACGACTTGTATATCCCAACTAAAGTAGGGTCGGCAATTAAGAACATTCTTGGTTAGTACGCCAAGAGTAAGAACATTATTAACAGTCTCTTGTACGACTTCTCCCTCAAGTGCCCATTGCCACTTCACAAAGTTTATGCGGTCATAGTCAGTAGGCGCAGTGAGCACTACTGAAAAAGGCTTTCCCCCATACTTGACTTGATAGTATGTGTAGTAGAGTCTACCTCCCTTTTGAGGCGATGTCCATCCAGTAAAGTCGGGGTCGGGCGAAAACTCAATATCTTCTCCATAGTAAGGGTCTTCAACCCAAAGGTAGCGGTTCCCATAATACAGAATAAAGTAGGTATCTTGTGGGCTTGTAGTTCCATCCTCAGGTAGTGGAGCAAACTTAATAGATACCCCAGTTGGAGGAGTGCTTTGAATGGTTAGAGCATATGCTGCTTGATGAAAAGTTATACTGTATTTATTAGAACAATCTTCATCTACTCTAACTTGATGCCAAGCACTATAAGCTGCTTCTGGTGGCCAACTATCCTCGATTATTGTTGCGTTTCCATTATAAGAATCGGTCCAAAAGTCACTAAATGAGGATGTGGCGGCAAGCGTATCCCAGTCTGACCAATTTGCAACACCAACACCTCCATCAGAAAAACTACAGGTTGGACATGCCGCTGATATTACCTCACCATAAAAACTATGCACTACAACTGGATTAAAACGTCCTGCTGCTCGTGCTATCGCCCAATGATTTATCACACGCACAAAATGCTGATTAGTGTGAGTCTTGCTCCAAGTCCCCAAAGCTCCAACAAATGTGATCTTTACATCAGAACCTATTTGTTCTACTGTGATGGTTACAGTAGGAGCAAATGTCCCTGAGGTAGCTCCAACAAAGCCCCCTGAAGAAGCTGGTCCTCCTGTTAACGTAGCACTCATACGTTCAACACGAGAAGTTGTACCAGGCGTTACATCAAGATACAACAGGCCCTCGTAGCTTATGTTTATCGTATTGAAGTCTGGAGTCCACCGACCTCTTGGAATCCCTGCTACTTCAATTACACAGCCGTAAGCAATTTTGGCGAGATCGCGGACAAATCCTGTGTACGGTGCATCATACTGCAAGATTGTACTTGTCAAGCTTCCACTAATTGATGCCTGGTAGACAACTGCCATTCTACTCCACCTTCCATCGCCCCCCTATACACAAACACGTTTTATGGTTAAGCCAATCCCAGTAATAATCGCTGCTATCACAGCAGCAAAGACCACCTCGCCTAATGTGGCACCAAAAGCTCCCAACCCATAAAAGCACACCGTCAGCACAGCACCAACTACGAAACATAGCCCGAACAGCTTTGCAATATCTTTCATTGTCATTCCTCCATATCTGGTGTAACCTGCCAAGCCTCATCAGGCGCAGCAGGGTGAGTCCCATCAAACAAACCAGCAGACAGCAGTTCTACCTCGCCATTCCAGTACAATACAAGATACTTGCTATCGGTTTCATCCAGGTGATGATCGCACCAAGTTATGATAGCATTATCATCAGGAAACCATTTCTTGCCAGCAAGCGTCTCCGTTGCTGGCACCCAAGCCCAAGTTTCACCATATTTTTCTACCTTCCAACCTGGAGACAATTGGCATACGCTATCGCTTCCCCGATATGGCATATATCGATACTTATTTAGGGGCGTTACGGCACGAGCATTTTCATCTATGCCTGTATAGCTTATTCTGCTACCAAACTCATCTTTTGGGCAACATAATGCCTGTGGATGAAACAAATATCCGTTCAGCAATACACTTAACGGCTCAGGCTCAACCATTGTCCCTTCTACCACATAAACGGGTGGCACTCCTCCCCAGTCAAGGTGATAGGCCTTGATAGCCATACCAATCTTCTGGAGTTGGAGTATACACCGAGTCGTATCTTGGCCGCGAAACATAGACCGAAATGCCGATACTGTTATAGCCATCAAAAGAGCGGCTGTGCCCATTACAACAATTAGCTCAACTATTGTGAAACCCTTACTGCGTCTCATCTTACTTACCTCCGTGACTTCTGAGATCATGCTTTGGCCTTATTATACCCAGAGTCACAGCTATTTAACCTTTTCTAGTACCTTCCCCCCGCACGCAGCCGCCCCGCCTGCTCCTCCTGCTGCTTTATCATCCGATACTGCCGATCAAATATCGCCTTCATCTCGTCGGCACTATTCACATAAAACGGCCCAATCTGATAGCCGTATTGCCCACCTGCACCTGCGGCTGCTGGCGTAAGCTGCGGCCCAAAGTAGCCACCGCCTGCTGCTGGTGCCCTGTAACCGCCGCCACCATAGCCACCATAGCCGCTGCGACCCATTGCCTCTTGCTGTCGTTGCAATCGCCCTGCGGCATCACTCACATCCCCAAAAGCATCCTTAACCTTTCCCAAACCCGAATGAATAGTGCCTGCTGCCTTAATTGCTACTCCAGGAAGTCCACGCAGCATCTTATCAAACCGATAAGCTAATTTCAGAGAGTCCTCTATGCCGCCAGCTATATCTTCTAATGCCGATTCAACATCAGGGGCTTTGATGATACCTAACGCTTTAAGCCCTTCCACAAGAAGCCAAACTGCTCTCACTACCACCCACAGAATACCTTGAAACGCCATAAATCCAGCATTAAGCACAGCTAGCACAGGTATAACTGTATATTGTGCTACAGCAGTTAGCGCCAAAAGTGCCTCTGGAAGAAGTACACTAAGTGCTCCTGCTAACTCTGAAATTATGCTAGACACCGTTGCCACAGCCCGATAAAAGTTTTTGTCAAGCCACTCAGCAGCCATAAGAATAAGCGGCCTAAGGCTCACCAGCGCGTCACCGAAAGCCTGCAACGCAGCGATACTAACATCCATCGCCTTCTTGATAATACTTGCCACGATTGGCATTAGCTTAATCGCCAAATCGCCAAACCTCCCCAGCAAACCGACAATAGCAGGAAATACTTGGTTAGCAAGAACATTAAGCAGCGGGCCAATTTCCCTCAAACCTGCTTGGAATACTGGCAACGCAGCAGTAGCAAGTTGATTCAAAATACCTAGAACCGCCCAAGCTGCTCGCTCAAACATCGGTAACAAAGAGAAAGCAATATTTGCTAGTATAGGTGCCCAGAACATAAAGGACTGAACAAGATACATTATCAGTGGCTGCAACTGAGGCAATACTCCAATTACTTGCCCCAGAACATCAAGCAGAAAATCAAACCACTTGATTACAGTTGGGCCATGTTCTCTTGCTAAAGCGATAACTTCTTTTCCTAATGTCTTAAACAGGCCAGTTACACTAGGAAGCACCGTCTTTGCAAAATCAAGAAGAAGAGGCAATACCACCGTCGCAAACTCCAGAATAGTTGGAATAACATCCTTGAATATGGTCTTAATTAAAGTCGGAAGTTCCCTGAGTGCTTCAATAATCGTCGGCGTTAGTTCAAGAAGTGTGTTTGCAATCTGCTGAGCTACTCCAGGCAATTCAGCAGCGATCTCATCAAAAGCTGCTAAGAAGGCTGGTGCTACCTGTTGTATGACGCCACCGACAGCATAGACTACTTTGCCAAGGGCTTGTCCAAATTGTACAAAAATGCCTGTCTTGCGAGCTTCTGCGACAATATCACGCAGCAACGACATTACATCATAGAGAGCTGGTGCAAGTCCTCTCTGCACAACATCATAATAGACATTCTCCCAAATGGAAACCAAAATCTTCCAAGCACCCTGTGTTGTCTTAAGCTGATCGCGTTGTATCTGAAGAGCAGTATTTGTGCCAGTAACAGCACTAGTAAACCTTTCAGCCTCATCTACTCCCCTCATCAATATACGAGCAAGACCTCGCCCTGCTCGCAATGTAAAAGCCCTCTGCAATAGCTCGGCAAGCATACCGAGACCGACTCTTTCGCCATAGATTGCCTTTAGGCGTTGGCCTATCTTCTCAAATTCACGGAGCACACCTCCCAGTCCCTGTTGTGCAATACTCATTTCATTCATGTTAATGTTATATTCCTTGAGAACCTTGACTGCCTTATCTGTCCGTTTGGCAAGAGTGTTAAAGACGTTCTGTAATTCCATACCTGCCCGTGATCCCTTAACCCCAGTCATAAACATGGCCATTAACTGGCCAATTAGCTGTTCTATTGTCAATCCATACATAGCGGCAGTGCTACCTACGTATTGAAATGAAGAAGATAACTTTTCCATTAAAGCAGGAGATTTGGTAATAGCTGCCGCAAGAGCATTAGTAACGCGCATAGCTTGATCAGCATCTAAGTTAAACATCCTAATAGTAGAAGCCAAAAATTCGGTTGTCTCAGATAGTGGCGTTAATGTGGCTTCACCAAGCGCAATCCCCGCACGAGTCAAATGTTCAAGTTGCTCAAGTGTTTGAAATCCCGCTGAAGATAAATGATACATTGCTTGAACTGCATCAGTAGCCATAAATCGAGAGCTAATAGTTAATGCCTTAGCCAAATCCATAACCTTCCCCCGCATCTCCAACGCCGCTTCGCCAGTAATTCCCATAACCGCTACAGTATTAGCCGCACTCTGCTCAAAATCAGCGAAAGTTGTGATGGCCCGCCTAAGAAAACCGACTATATGCTTTTTAACAGCAGCACCTAGCTTAATAACACCTCCAATAAACCTCTCCAAGGCATCTATACTTAACTGAATAGCCGTTTGCGCTAGCCAGACAAAAGCCTGCCCTGCCTTTTTCACACCTTCCCAGAGCAGCCGTAGACCTGCCTGCCCAACTTTTCCAACTTGCTGTAATACCTTCACTGCAAGCCAACCCTGTGCAATCATACCCCCAATAGTTGCAGCAACAGCAGCAGCAGCAGCAGCAACATACAGCGCATTTGGCCCCAGTGCCTTAATGGCTTGTCCAACCATTCTGATGCCCGCGATAACCCGACTTGCCATCGCACCTCCCAAAAGCATATTCAACAGATCGCGTATTCCCCTATCACCAGTAGGCTCACGTCCAGGCTCTGGTTCTGGACGAATAGGCACCGTGATTTCGCGGCCTTCTACTTCAGACCAGTCAATCTCAGGCCTTATCTTGATTACTACTTCCGTTCTGCGCTGTGGCATAGAACTCCTCGTCACTCATTGGCAGACTTTCGCTCTCGCCACCTGCCATTCGGCGATTTATAGCCCCAATGAAAATCTCCCAGACCTCTACATCGTGTACCAGTTGCGACAAAAGCGGCTTACCATCAGGAAATTGGTTCGTCATCGTTATCCAGATAGCTTGCCGCCAAAGTCCCTCTAAATCTTTAACAAACTGCCGCTCACGAGGCGTAGCAGCAATCTGCATCTTCTTATCAATTATCTCCAGAAGTTCCTGGTCACGCTCCTGGATTCGCTGCTGTGCTAATTCCTGTTCCTCGGGTGTAGATTTGCCAAGAGTTAATATTATCTGCTCAGTTGGCTTATCATTAAGATGCCGTTCCTGCATCTCCGCATCAGCCATTGCTTGCGCTTCTGCCCTAACACCATACCAGGCATCAAAATCCCCAGTCTTTACATATCGCTCACCAACTGAGGCAGCTCTTTTTTTAAGTCATCAAAGTCCTCAGCTACGTCTGTTCCCCGACCAGCTACCGAATCCAAAAAGCCCTCAACAACATCCCAAAGACTTCGTCCTCCCAAGCTCTCAATAGGTTGCGTTGATTGAAGGATGCCTTCGTAGACCTCCCGATTAGAACGATTATCACCACCATTCTCTGGGTCGTACTTGCGGACTTTGACCTCACCATCCTTCTCCATAACAGAAAGGCGAAAGTCTATTATCTGGCGGCGACATTTCTCAACAAAAGCACGAGCCGTTCCCACAGAACCCTTTACCGTTATCGTCTCCTCTTGAGTCTGAGCTTGACCTCGCCTCCGTGTTCGTCCTGGTGTTTGCCAAGACATAGGCAGCATGGCCGCAGTAATGTCATCTTCGGCCATACCAGGATGCACAGCAGTGATGAAAATGGACTTATCAGAAGCAACGGGGTAAAGCGTCTGGGGACGACGCTCCATAACTACCAGATAGTCGGGGGATACATCCTGCTTAGGTTTGGACTGCTCTTCTTGCTGTTCTTCTTTGAAATTGTCGTTCTCTTGTTCCATCTTGTGTTTCCTCCTTAAACGCCCATATTAGTTTGCGAAGTCGTTGCAGCGAACGCTCATATTTCCCTAAAGAAACCTGTAAATTGTCATCAATGTTAGAGCCATCGCCACAAAGTTGCATAATCTCTTTAGCATCAGCTTGGCGATCTTCTCCAACAAGGACAACAAACTCAATTATTCCTGCCCGCTCTGTCTCCTCCACGCCCGCCAAAGGGAAATCGCGCGCCATCAATGCCGCTGTCGTTCTCATTTGCGTCGTTCGTATTTCAGTAATCATTCAAGCCTCATTATCTTTACGGAATAGTTTCAGTTAGCGTGAATGCATCTGTTTCACCATCAGTAGAACCCAATGCACGGAAGTTAATCCCTTCCTGCTTTAATACTCCACTGTTAGGAATATTCAACGGAGCTTCAGTCCACACAATACGCGGGAAGTGAAGCGTACAGGTAGCTACACCTACTCGCTGGAATATCACCCGATATGCTCCTTCAGTACCTGCAACAAAATCATCATAGATACTTGTATCAGCAAAGAAGCGGTCAAAGCTGCCTGTCCACTGAGCCTTTGCATTATTAGGAAGCTCTGGCGGAGTAACATCACCATCAAGCATACCCATATCTGCAGGTGCCTCCAGCATATTGTCAAACTCCAGAGTATGGTTTCGCGTCCAGATTTCAGCCCCAAGAGCACCGCCACCAGTTGCTAAGCTAATACCAGCTTCGTGATAGAGATAAGGCCGTGCTGTATAACGAGTCCCCCCAAAAGCGCCTGTCGCTTCTGGTTCCTCAATTCCCACAACGTTTAAGCGTATTGTGGTAAGAGCACCATAGTCAAAAGGAATGCTCCCAGAAGCCACTTTGCAATTTACATAACGCTCTAACTTATGGCCAGTATCACGATAAATTGTTGCCCAGTAGCCTTGGTGATAAGTGCCTGTTCGTCCCCAAATCCAAGTGCCAATATTGCCTGCAGTAAAACCTGGGATCAAAGGCATTGTTATCGTGCCCTCAATCCATTCTCCTTCTGAGTAATAATGGACTTGATTATAGTTACCATCACTGTATTGAAAGAATGAATAGTTTTTCTGGTAATTCAGATCCTCAGCTTCGTGAATGGGAAAGCGAAACTCACAAGCAGCAGGAGCGTCCTTGGCTGCCTGGAGGCCAAAGCCCAGAATA